AGAACCGCACCCGACGTTGCACCAGCAGGGATCGCGGTGACGGTGGCACCGACCGTTGTGGAGAGGGTCGGGGCGACCGCACCCGAGGTCGCCCCGGCTGGCGGTGCGACGACGGTGATATTCGTGGCGAACGGGATCAGGTCCGTCGCGGCCGGATCGAATGCGAAGTCGTCGAACCCATACTCCTGAGCGGAGGCGGTCAGCTTCCCCATGAGTGTTTTCGTGAACGTGCGGCCCGCACCCAAATTCGCGGCACTGTTCACGTACTCGGTTTCCGCCGGGGTGGTGGAGCCGTACGCGTAGTAGGCGACTTTGATGACCCCGTTCGAGGTTGTTGATCCGGCTGTCGCGAACACTTTGATTAGGTACTTCGAACCGGCGGTGAGCACGTTCGTGAACGTGAATACGCCGGTCGTCCCGGTCGCGTCATCGACCCGGAGCTTCCCGGCCCCGTTGATGTGGACGGAGAAGATACGCCCGGTCGCATCGGAGAAGTAGATCAGGTGCGCGTCACCCGTCGACAACACCTTCATGTCGACGACGATCTCCGCCGCGCATGATGTGATCGAGGCGAGCGTGTACTGCCCGCCGCCGAACGCCGAGGCGGCAACCTTCGCCCCCATCACTCCGTCGTAGTTGTCCGCGGAACTGAACGTGAGCCCAGTCCCGAAGATCGCATCGAACGCGGTCCCGGATGCGCCACCCGAGTTCGCGGTGGTCACAGCGACGCCGTCAGTACCGCCTTCAAAGGTGTTACTGACGACGGCCATGAATCAGACTCCTTTGTAGATGTAGTGCGTGGTCGGTGAGATTCCCGCAGTCGCGATCTGCCCGGCGGTCGGCGGCCAGGTGCCGGTGAACTGCCATCCGGTCATCGGAGTGTTGTTCGATTGCCGCACATCCAACGTGGTCGCGATGCCGTCCGTCCACCAGAACGTCGTCATCGCGATCCGGAACGTCAGATACCCCTCCAACTGGGAGAACGCGGTGTGATGGAAGGTCCCACCGCGAACATGCAACCGGCCGCCTTGCGGGTTCCGGGAACCGACTGACGTCAACTGTAGATGTGCGGGGAACTGCCCATCCAGGTTCGGGTCATCGACGGAGATGATCGTATCGGTGACGTTGATCGTCCCATTGCAGGACTCCCACCCGAAATTCGACGCGTTCGTGTAGCCGCCGAGCGACACCCCACTGTTCAGGGCCGGGTCGATGTTGTGGTTGTTCGAGATTCGCTCCGACTTGACTCGGGTCGCCTCGTACGTGCCGGATGTGGCGGAGTTCTGGTCGTTGACCGCATACCGGGACACATTCGAGTCATGCAGCCACACATCGACCAGGTGATGCTCAGTCTCGTTGTTGCCCATGATCGGACCGCAACGGGTCGGCTGCGCCGCATCGATCGCCGCATCCCGGCGCCCGTCGAATTCACAGTTGTGGATGTGGTGGATGCCTTGCGCCGTCGTGATGTTGCCTTGCTCGAACGGCGGAGACGATGTCGATGCGCGCCCTGCGCCGATGAACGCACAGTACGAAATGTACGAGGTCGCGTTGTAGTAGATCACGACACCCTGATGCGGGGCAGGCTGCGGAACCACCATCGCGGGGGTCGCGCCGGCGGCTTGCGATGTGAGGTTCTGCTGATCCGCGGAACGGAATTTGATTCCGGCGAGCAACACCGGAGAGGCGGCGGACCCGTCGATCCGGCACAGGCCCATCTGGTTCGGGCTGCTACCGCTACTCGGGGTCATCGCCTGGAGTGCGCTGAGTTGCGCCGCCGACATCGAGTTCGCATCCATCTGGATGATCGCTTGCGATGTCGAGTTGCTGATGAAGCCGCGGAGGTTCGGGAACCAGAACCCGAACGAGTACGTCTGGTCACCGGAGCCGCCGATCAGCCGGAACGACGTCAGATGATAGACGGTCCCGCCGACGAGACGCACAACGCAGCGACCGCCAGCCGCGGCGACCGTGTTCGCGAGGTTGGTGTAGAAGTCGGAACCGCCGGTCTGAATGTCGACGATCGTCGCGCCCGACCATGCTGCGTCGGTCGTGAGTTGAGCCGTGGACGTGTATGTCTGGGGGAGATTCGAGACGGACCAGTCGGAGCCGCCCGAACTGGACACGGAAGCGGACGGGGTGCCGGTGCCACCGTGAGCGCCCATCGGAACCGCGTTGATGGTGGCGCCGGGCGCACCAGTCGACACGACAGGGGCAACCACCCCGGCGGAGCTCCCGGTTGGGAGCCCCACCTGGATCGGTGTGCCGACACCTTCAACGGTGAAGCGGTCCTTCACCTTGAAGGTGGCTACGGTGATCATGCGATCAGCACGTAGGCGATACCGGACGGGTCCCACTGGACGAGGAACGTACCCGCCGTGGATGTCTGGTCCGCACCGAAGTCGATCAGCGCGATCAGCGGCCGGGTGGCATCCGAGGCGGGGGTCGAGTCGTAGAGGACCGCATAGCGGGCGGTGATCGTCGCGGTTGTCCAGGACACGTTCGACCCGGACAGGACCATGATGCCACGGCCGACACACGTCCAGGTGACGGTGCCGTCTGCGACAGTCTGCCCGACAACGGTCGGGTAGGTGGGCAGCCCGGACGCGGTTGTGCCGGCGGCGGAGCACTGATACAGGTATCCGTTGCCGGTGGCGGGGCGGACGATCTGCCCGACCGTGTACGCGGTTGTGGCGGCACGAGTGGTCGTGTACGTGTTCCCGGAGAAGTCCGCGACCGTCGCCGATCCCAGCACCGCACCGGTCGCCGTGTATCCGGTACCGGATACCTCGTTGGTGACAGACGACTTGTACACATGCGCGTCAAGGTCGGGGGTGTACGAGCTCGTGCACAGCATGAGTTTGATCACGTCGGAGTTGAAGTCGATCTCCACATTCCAGGCTTTCGCCATCACCCCACGGTAGAACGATCCTGAGACAGCCACGATACGGCCCCCTAGCTCTGGGTGAAGGTTGGCGTGATGGAGTACACGCCCTGAGATGCGAACGTCTGCGATGTGATCGTCGCGCCGTCCTCATACGTGCCAGCGGTGACGGCGGTGTAGAACTCGTAGCCGACAACGGTGGTGGAGGCGGGGACGTTGAACGCGGACGCCGCGGTGGTGGTGATCGCGCCCGCCGATGCGGCACCCCAGGCCGGGGCGAGCCGCGCGTAGGCGGGGGCGCCACCGGAAACCTCGGTGCCAGCGGATGAGCCGGGAGCGGTGGTGCTGAGCGCCCCGTAGATACCCACGTTCGCCGCATACGCGGTCGCCATGAGCGTTTTGCCTGCTACTGCGAGCATGAGTTATGCCTCCACGATCTTGCCGGACCCGTCGACAGTCTTCCCGCGGTGCGGGTGACCCTCGGACAGGTGGTGCGGGTAGTGAGTGAGCCCGTCGTCGCCGGCCGGGCCGGGGTTGTGCTCGTCGGAGACAACCTGGACGGTGGAGAACCGTTTCCGGGCGTCCTCCAGGTATGCGTCGAGGATGTCGACGGGGACGTAGTCGTCGAACTGGTGAACCTGGTTGACTGGGTTCCCGTCGTGGTCGAGGCCGACCGTGACGGTGCTGACTCCGCGGACATGCCGCTTTTCGATTGCCACAGTGGGCTCCTTACTCGTTGGGGGTGATGATGGTTGCTGCGACCGGTGCCATTGAGCAGCGGCAGAACGGGTGAAGCGGAGGCTTAGCCCCCTCATCACCCATAGGGTGCGGGTTCTGGTCTTCGATGTCGGTGCATTCCGGGCCGGCCCCGTCTGCGGTGACCAAATCCCACTCGGTCACCCCGTTGTCGGAGTACGTGCCGGATGCGCCCGCGGTTTGCGCGCGCGCCGTCTCGGTCGCGGCGATCATCGTCGCCCGGCCGGGAATATCGACCAGGTCGGTGATGCTGTTCGCGATCGAGTCGACCGAGTCACCCCGGCCGAGCCCCTCGGCGATCGCATCGCCAAGCTGACCGAGAACCGTTTGCTTCACCGACTGGATGGTGACACCGGCCGAGTTCAGCAGCGACTCCAACCCGCCGTCCGCTGCGGCTTGCGCTGCGACGGTGTCGCCGGGTGTCCAGGTGGCCCAGTCGATGTCGTTGAGAGTCCCCGCGAACGAGGGCACCGAATCGACGCCGAGTTGCTGCGCGACCTGCTGCGCGCCACCATGTGAACCGGTCAGGTAGCCGGCCGTGGACATGGAGCGGAGTGCAACCTCCATGTCCGGGCCGGTTCCGTCGTCGAGTCCGGCGGCGATATCGTCACCCTCACCCGATTTCAGGAAGGAGGCAGCGTGCGCAGCGGCAACCTCTCCGATCGGTAACGACGAGATCCAGTCGGTGAGCGCTTTCACAAGCAACGGCTGGTAGTAGTCGATGATTTGGAGGTCGTAGTTGTGCATCGGCGTTTTCGGCTGGCCGTCACGCCAGCCCTTCTCAAAAGGGACGGCATCGGCCTCCACTGCAGGTTCGCCGCGCAAGGCGACAAGTACATCTGATATGTCGGCTTGCAGGTCCACGCGCACAGCCGGGTTGCCGACCAACTGCTTCGGGTCCCACCATGCGACCGTCTCGATGTTGTCGCCGTCCGGGTCGTCCGGGTTCAGGACTTCAGTCGATCCGATCCGGCACGGCACATCCGCCTCCGTGGGGACGAGCATGACGAACCCCTGGTAGTGGCCGTTGCCCCAAGTCCCATCGGTCATTTGACCGGCTGGGATCGGAACACCGACTTCCTCTTGCCACTCTCGGGACGCTGCGATGGCTGGCGTTTCTCCTGCCTCCAGATGTCCGCCCGGGAACTCCCACGTGCCCTGATTCGGGTCGGTGGGGTCGAGTGCGCGCTGAATCATCAGCACACGCCCGGTGTCCTCAGCGAGAATGGCGAGCCCAGCAACGGCGACCTGACCGGCATCCTTGCGAATGACGGCGAGCCCGAGCTTGTTGAGCTCGTGCGCGTCGCGGACGCCAGCGGTACGGAACTGGAAGTCACGCCAGGTGCCCCGTTTCCGGCGCGTCTCGACGAACTTCCGGAACGCCGCCCGCTCATCGTTGACGGATGCTGCGGACTTCACAGCAACCGCCGCGGCGAGCGAACCGCCCTCGTTCAGGACAGACTCTTGCGGGGTCGGTTTCCCGCCATCGGAGATCGTGAGCGCTTGAATCTTCTGCGGGTCCGCCTCGGTGGCGGGGGTGATCGTACCGGGCATCGGTTCCGCCGTTTCCGGGTCGACCGGACCGGACGCCGCCTCGACAGAGGACAACGGGATCGGGCCGATCTTCGGAACGAGAACGAACCGGGGAACCTTCTGCTCGTCGACGATCCCGAACCGGGCCTCCGCGATATCGGACACCGACACGGCACCCATCTCCACGTACACCTTGTCGGATTGGGCGGTCGCGAGACGGTCCTCAGTCTCCCCACCCGCATCGAACCGGAACTCGACCGGGAGGCCCATGTCCTCTTGCAGGAAACGAGTGAACACGCCGTTGACATGCTCCCGGAGCGGGAGGTCACCGACACGTTCGGTGAGCCCTTCCTGGGTTTCCCCGTTCGCCCGGTTCACGTCGACGATGTAGCCGAGGTCTTGCGGGGTCATGTGGAAAGCAGCAGTCGTTTTCCGTTCGAACCAGGCCGCAATGTCCTTATCGAACGCGTGCGGGTTGACCTCCTGAAACTTGACTCCCGGCGGCATCCATTTGATCTGCGACTTCGCATCCTCATCCCCGGCGAGGATCGCATCGTACGACTTCTGCCATGCGTCCTTCTGCTCCGGGGTGGTGCCATCGGGGAGAATCCCGAACATGTCGGGGATGTTCCCGCTGGTGAAGTTGCGGAGGAAATGCATCTGAAATTTGACATCGGTGGAGGCGTTCACGATGACCGCTTCGAGCGGAGCTCGCCCGTACGGTGTGTTGGTGATTTTCCGGAACGGCTCATAGACGAGCTGGTCGTACGTGTACCACTCGACCGGGATGCCGTGAATGATCTGCACATATGCGGAGGCGTCACCATCCGGCACATCCCCCCAGCCGTCGAGCAGAGGGGCGATGGTGGTGCCGTCGATCGGTTTCAGGCCGATCGCTTGACCGGCGTTGTTCCGGACTTTGTACAGGCAGCCAGCGTCGTAGGCGAGGATGTCCCACAGGTACTCACCGAGCATCGTGAACAGGGGGGTGCGGCCGTCAGGTTTCGCCATCACCCGGCGGGCCTCCATGATCGCCCGATCCACATTCTCGGTCACCCCATCAACGGGGACAATCTCCCACGGCAACGCCCGAATCGAGTCGATCCGGTGGGTGATGCACACTTGGGCAACATCGTACGCGTCGATGAAGTCACGGAGTGTTGAGAAGGAGATACGGGAGTCGGAGCGCGGTCTGGTGGTGATGTTCCGGCCCGGCTGGTAGTCGAACCGGCGCGGAGTCTGGTCGATACCCCAGGCCGGGTTGAGCGGCATCCCCGGGCCGAGCGGGGTACGCCCGTCCATGCCCTGATTCTGGTTCGCGAGGACAACAAGATCCTTACTTGCAGGGGTCGCCTTCTGCACCCCAGCGAGAGCGAGGGCGGCGCGGCGCGCGTTGTCCAGCAGTCCCATGAGGTAACCCTTTCAGTCAGCGTTTAACAGCACGGAACGCCGCATTGCGGGCGTCTCGTAGTGGGTCGCCGGTCGGCTCCACATGGGTCAGTTCAGCGTCCGCCTGTTCGGTTTCCGCTTGCTTCTTCTGCATCGCCGCGATCCATTCGGCCGCCCCGATCGCACCGATGAAGAATCGGGCGAGAGCTTGCGATGACTCGTCGACTTGGTCGTCGTGGGCGCCGTTCGGGAACTGGGCCGCCTCATCGATGAACTCATCGACGGGAAACAGCGCAACCTCCGACGACGGCAGGTAGACGCCGCCGGCTTGGATGAACGGGGACACAGCGGACGCGCGAGCGTACTTCGATTCTTTCGGGTTGATCGGGATGAGGCCCGGAATTTTCTTCCGCAGCGTATCCATCACCGCTGTCCCGTTGGCTTTGTCCTCGACGAGTTTCGCGCGGACTTGCGGCCACTTCTGCACCATCCGCTCGAACGCGGTCACCGTCTCGGTGAACGACAGGCGGGCGCGGACTTGGTCGAGTTTGTAGACGAGCGCACCGCGCCGCATCCACACACCGCCGACCACGAAGTCGGAGTCGTTGGCGTCCTTGAACGTCATATCCCAACTCATGATCATGTCGTCGAAATCGTCGACCGTGTACGTCGCCTCATTCGTGCCGGGGTTGCTGATCGACCAGAGCGGCCGGTCGTAGAACCTCCACCATTCCCGTTTCCACACGTCACCAGCATCCGGGCTCGGGCGGCCCTGGAACATGGCGGACCAGGTGCGGGCGGGGGTGGCCGCTTTCGTTGCTTCCCACTCCGCCGTCGATCGGCCGCGAGCGGACTGCATGAACTCACCCGGCCGGCGGTCGAGCGGATCGGTTTCGTCGGCTTCGGGGTTGTGGTCCGCTTGCGCGGGAATGTTCACAACCTCCCACCGGTCGAAATGCTCCAGACCTTTCTTCTCGTCCTCAGCTTGTTGGGTGAGGAGACGGCCGGCGAGATCGAGTTCATGCCAGCGGGTCAGGATCAGGATCACCGGTTTCGCGGACACACGGGCACGCGCAACCGACGACCACCAATCCCAGGCAGCCTCCGACTGGATCACCGACTCAGCAGCCCTGTAGTCCTTCACCGGGTCGTCAATCACGAGGAGGTCCACAGGGGTACCGGAGAACGCGCCGCCGATGCCTGTCGCGTACACAGAGCCCGCGTGCGGGTGGGCGAGTTGCCAGAACTGGGTGGACTTCGCATCCTTCTTCAGCCCGAGCTCCAGGTCGAGGGCACCGTAGCGGCCGTCGAACGCTTGCAGGTCGTTCCTGATCTCCAGCGAGAAACGGCGGGCGATCCGATCCGAATAGGACACGATCGCGACGCGGAGTTCCGGGTTCTGTTTCAGGAACCAGAGAATCCCGTAATGGGTGGTCCGCTGGCTTTTGCCCTCCTGTGGCGGCATCGAAATGATCAGCCGGTTGCATTCCCCGCGAGCGACCCGCATCAGCGCCGCATCGATCAGGTCAAGCGCGGCCGTCTGCACCGTGGCCGGGTTGAGGGCTTTCGCGAGATCACCGGGTGTGTCGAACTTTGGCGGCGGGTTCAGCGCCCGCTTCCGTTGCTGCATCATCGTCAGCACAGCAGCGGCGGCTTCCGGGTTGTTCCGCCAGCCGGCCGGGAGCATCGCAGTCACAGGGGCTCATTTCTTCGCTTTGATGACCTCGGGCGGGTCGGAGTAAACATGGCGGGCTGCCTCATCCTCGTACAGGCGGGCCGTCTCATCCCCCCACGCACCGTACTGTGCGATCAGGGCGGGCTTGTGCTTAGCCCAGTGGTGGGCACAGAAGAACAGGTAGTCGCCGGTCGACGGAGTCCGCACCCACGCATACGCGTGCGCCCGACACACATCACACCGATCAGCCCCGGTGATCAGCCAACGCTCGATAGGAACATCGTCGTCATGCATCAGGTCAGCCAGCCTCTCTCCATCCACAGTTTCTCGAACGCGCCCGGGAACCGGGTAGCCGGCGGGCGCGCATCCTTTAGCACTTCAACGGCCGGATGTGCCGCCATCAGCGACGCGTACGCGAGTTGCGCGCACTGCCAATGGGTGCCGTCGTTGAGGCGTTCCTCGACCCATCTGGGCGTGTGCCGGCGGGTGAGGATCGAGATCAGTATCCAGAAGTCCGCCCACCAGTTGTACGGTTTCCCGATCTGCTGGTAGGCGAAGTCGGCAACCTCCCAATGCTGCAACTCCGTCTCGGTGAACTGCGACCAGACGATCAGTTTGAAATGGGTTTGATGCCGGATGCGGACGTTCCGGTGCTCTGCGGAGACAGTGTCGCCGCCCTGTATTCCGACAACCATGTGGTTGAACCGGGCGGGTCTACCGTTGGCGCCGCGGGTGAAGAACCGGATCAACCACGGGAGGATGCCGCGAGTACGGACGAGGGCAACCTGTCCGACGTGCGTAAGTGGCACGGGTATGCACCCCCTTCGGAGCGGCGCTCGCAGTCGCGGGCGAGAGATGGGACAACGTAGGCGTGGCCGCAGTATTTGCACTGCCACGGGGTCATTCGGGGGGCCATTCGATCGGAAGCTGCCCGACGAATTTTTCCTGCGGGTACAGGCGCCGGGCCTCCTCCAGGAGATGCTCCGGGATCACCCACGTCGGCTGCTCGTACCGGCTACCGGTGGCGTAGATACCCTGTATCGCGGCACTAACCGTGTCGATGAGCGACTGCGCGGCGGTCACGCGAGGAATTCCCGGTCCGGGATGTAGCCGCCGTGGCCGTCCGGGTGGTAGTGGATGCCGTGATCGGTGTAGCCGGGTGTCCGTTCGGGCGGGTCGGGGTGATTCGCGTTGGCGCACGCGCCGTCCGGGTCGTCAGTGGCGCAAGTGGTGTCGAGCATGGTGGTTTCCCTTCGCTGGGATGAGGTCGGGCCAGGCGACACGCACGCCGCCTGGCCCTATCGCCGTTATCTTCGAACCCGGTGGCGTACCGAGTGCCCTGCCCTATGCGGCGGCGGAAGGAGCCAGCCGCGGGCCTCGAAGCCAGGGGAGCGGGAGAACGCTGAGCAGCTCCGGCATCGTCGGAGTGAGCGCATCGCACGCTTGGCAATGGAACTGTTCGCCGCTGAGGGTGACGTAAACCTCGAACGCGAGCAGGTCGTTGTGGCAGGAGTTGCAGTACAGGGCCGTCCGACCACACACACACAGTTTCGTGATGCGCCAACGCGGTTCCCCGGAGCAGAGATCGCATCCGGGCGTTTCCAACTCGTCGAGGATCAGGAGGACATCAGTGCCCTCAAGCAGCATCGTCATGATCAGTCCTTTCGGCCTGGAAGATGACCGAGCGGGCGCACGGGTCGGTCTTTGTACGTGTCCCACTCGGTGCGGCACATGAACTGGAAGTCGATCGGCAGGCCGGTCGCGGCGGCGAGTTGGTCACTGATCGCCGCGTTGAAGAACAGCCACTCGCGGCTGAGGTGTCGCCCCCATTTCTTGTCCGATAGCAGCAGGCGAATGTCCACGTCGCGGTAGTTGCGTCGTTCGAGCACGGAACCGACGAGGTACACCTGGAACGGGTAGAGGGCTTGGAGTCGGGCGCACGCTGAGTCGAGTCGGTATAGTTCGGGGACGCCGAGCCAGCAGCTTCGGGTTTTCTCTTCCGGGTCGGTCATGAGAGCTCCGGGATCAGTCGGGCACCGTACAGGTGGCAGGCGGGGCAATACCAGTCCTGGAATCTCCCGAACGGGTGAGGTTCCTCCGCCCAGTCGATAGCCACGAGCAGCCCGGTCAGGGCGCAGCGGAGACAGATGAGCATGAGCAGCTTCAATCCGGGAGAAGTTCGAACCGGTACGTGCCGGGTGGGTGCATAAGGTCGCAGCGGGTGCAGTGAATGTCGCCGCAGGTGGGGCCGGTCAGGTAGTCACGGCGGGCTTTGCAGATCAGCGCCCGCGATCCGCAGCAGGGGGCGATCATGTGGTACGAGGCCGGCTGGGTTGGGTCGTGGTGGGCCTGCCCGTTCGCGTGGGCTCGCCGATCCTCACACTCGTATCGGGGCACGAACTCGTAGTCGGTGAGGGTGATAGTCGCTTCAGCCGTTTCAGGCATTAGATCGCCGCCTGCCGCCGCGGGGACCGTTCGAGGGGAGCCCGAGCCGTCGCCGATCCGTACAGATGACGGGGACACTGATGTTGAACAGGGCTGCGATCTGCGAGTCGACGAGCCCGTCCGCTACCGCCTTCCGGAGGTCATCGTCGGTGTGGGTGCGGTGGCGCCGGGTCTGCCGCGGTTTCTGCCCATACCGGGGTGACGGTTCGATCGTGGTGCCGAGCGCGCGGCGGACCAGGGATTCGATCAGCCGGTGCACCTGTGTGTCCTTCTCCGCGGCGATCCGGGCGAGGGCCTGGTATTCCCCCGTCGTTAGGCTGATCTGCTGTAGGACGGACACTGGGGGCTCCCTAGTGGCGGTTCAGCGCCTCCGTGGTTTCAAAGGGGTAACAGTTGCGAGCGGGCCAATGTCGATGCGGGGTGGCGGCTCGTAGTTGTGGTGGGTGGGGCAGTACTCCGTGTCAGCGCGGATGCTCCAACCGAAGTCCTCAGCGTGGGAGTACGCATCCCCGTCATCTTCAGCGGTCCGCTTCCACCAGATACGGCGACCGCATTTGCCGACGGGCAGCACGCCGTCCACGATCGCGTCGCATGTGAACACGATGAATGCGGTCACAGGAACCACTCGATCGGACCGCACTCTTTGCCGTACTGGTGTACCCGATTCATGGTGTAGACGAGGGCGCGGCGGTCTGCGCGGGACATGAGCCGGTCATCCTGCAACTCGACCAGCAGTTCCCATAGCAGGAGGTAGCCGTCGTGGCCCATCCAGTCGATCCGGTCGTTCATAGCGGCACCCGAGCCCAGATGATCTCCCAGCCGAGCCGGACCGTGTTGCAGAGTATGCAACCCTGCGCGAACCCGGCGAGAGCGGCAGCCTCACATGTGGCGCGTGTCACCGCGTCGTGACTGGTGCAGAGTTCCGTTGTCGCACCGCAGAACCGGCACCGCCAACACCAAGCGGCGGGATGCTCACACACACCCAAGTAGCCCTCGCACGGCGGCTCGTAGGTGGGTTCGTCGTGTAGGTCGGTGAGGTCGAGGATGCCCGGCTGATCGAGTGTCGTGGTCATGGCTGCTGGACCTCCGCAATGAAAGCGATACCGAACTCATCCCTACCCTCGATGCGGAACACGATCCGCTCGCCGGGGCGAAGCTCGTAGTTGCTCCGGATGGATTGGAGGAACTGTTGTTTCAGCGCGCGAATCACTGGCAGCGGGCCAGACCAGGCGAGCGCGAGCGCATCCCGCGAGATGTAGCCCTGCGCGTAGGTGACAGTTCTCATGGCTGGAGCCATCGCGGTGCGCGGTAGCCTCGAATGTCGCGATAGCTGCCGTCCGGGTCGCGGATCAGGTGTGGGTCGCCGAGGTCGATCGGATGCGAGTTGGGCACGAACCCACCCTCAGCGAGCGTCGGGTAGTCACCGTTGACGACCATGTCACGGAACGGGGTAGTCGGGCGGCGAGCGAACTCGTGGTACTCACCGTCGAGGATGATGCCCTTAGCGTGGACGTGTGTGCCGGCGGGGTAGTTGCACAGCGCGTAGTCGCATTTCCTTGGGCGGCCCCGGAGCGCGTCGATCAGTTTCCGGAACTCGGAGCCAGCCCACTGCGCCGCCTCCGCGAACGTCATCGGTTTAACCGGTTCCGGTTGCCGGCTCATAGCGCGGGCGTGCTCCCGGAGCATCACGTACGCGTAGGAGTCGTCGTGGAACCTCATCGTTCCTCCATCGTGAATCCGACGATCGGGCGACCGTCCCGCTCATGCGGTAACCATTTCGGTTGCGACGCGCGCTCCGTCGAGGATGTACCGGAGGTTGGGGCGAACCCTGGCTCCAGTTTCGGCTGCTCCGCAACGATCGCCCGAAGCTGTACGAGGATGGCTGCCTGCTGCCGGGTGACCCGGAGACGTCGAATCGACGCTGACGCTCTCACCACGGCTCCTTCAAAGTTCGATGAACCGCACCGATCACATCCGGTGGGAGTGGTACCCGCGATGAACTGCCGTTCGGTTGCCACGACGACGGCCACGACACGGTGAACGCGGCTACGGTGGCGCCTGGCGCATAAGCGTCTCCACTGTGGAGCCAGCCGACGTGCGGTTCGTCCCGGACACAGCGGATCGTGACCGGCTCGTCGCTGATTGTGAGCACCATCGTTGCGTCGCATCTCATGGTTTCCCCGTCCAGCGGCCCTGCCGGATCAGAATCTTCTTCCGTTCGATCGGCGACATTCCACCCCAGAACCCGGTCCGCTCATCGTTGTCGAGCGCGTAGTTCAAGCATTGCCGCCTGACCTCGCACTGCTCGCAGATGGTGCGGGCTTCCGCGTACATGCCAAACGTGCGATCGTTCACGACGAAGGTGGGGAAAAACAGGGACGGCCCGGTTTCAGCGCAGAGCGCATCATCCTCCCAGTCGAGTTTCCCGTGCGGGGCTTCCGCTGCGTCGGTCATGACCGCCTCCAACCCGCGGTGAGGATCGCCTGCACGAGCTTGTTCTTGTCAGTCACATCGAGGACGGCGGGGGAGAAGTGCGCCTCAAGGAGTCGTTCGAGCGCTTCCAAGTCTGCGAGAGTCGCGGGTGCTGGTTCGGGCGGTCGGACCGGTTCGGGTGCCTCCCATATGTCGCGGATGTTCCGGGTGCGGATCAGTCCGGATGTCAGCCGGCCGGCGTAGTAGTCGGAGGCGGGGATGATACCGACGTCGACGGCGGAGGAGTCGGAGTGGGTGACGATCTCGACCAGGAACCCGCGGAGCGTGTTGCCGAGCATGGTGCGTACTTCCACATGTTTCTGGTTGAGGCGGACGGCTCGCTCGCGCACCGTCTCCGGTACCGGTTCCCGTGGCCAGCAGAAGTTCAGCGCGTACATGTGCATACCTTGGTGGTCACGCCGGCAGATGCATTGCCGGCTGGGGTAGCCGTAGCGGGATGCGTGGCAGAGCGGACCGAACAGGCGGGTCGTCTCCAGCCGCGTCTCCTCGTCGGTTCGTGGCCGGGCCTTGGTGGTGCGCCTCATCATCTCCCGTGTCAGCGAGTTGAGGCGCTCCTCCCAATTCCTGGTGCGCATCCAGAGGACGATCCCGGCGAGCACGAGGGCGAGAGTGAACCCTGAGGTTGCGTACAGCAGGTCCGTGTTCATCGGGGCGCCCATCCGAGATCGCGGATCCGTTTGACCGCGTCGCGGGTTCTTGGGATATACATGAATTCACTGAGGGCGGCGGCGAGATCGTCGTCAGCGGTTCGCACCTTCTCGATCTTCTCTGGGTTGGAGACGGTCCCCATGTATTCGAGACGCGCGCTTACGTATATGCCACCCCTGCTGCTGTGGGTGACGGTGACATCCATCAGTTTGCCGGTCCATTGCTGGTCCGACCGGGTGATGACCACTTCTTCGCCGAGGAGTTTCACGCCGGAGTCGTACACGACATAGGCGCGGCCGGCGATTTCTGGATCGGGCTCTTTCACCTTCTCGATGGATGTCACACCATCGATCGCACCGATACCGTCGAGGACAACCTCCGTCGAGTTGCTGATGTGAGTGCCGACGTGGTAGGAGGCTCGGGAGAGTCGGCCGCGATACTTGGCACCAGCGCGGTCAATGACGTGTACCTCTTCAGTGAGGAGCGCTTCCGCGGCGTGGAAGACTTCGATCGAGGATTGGTAGGGGTAGCTCATGGGTTCTTCCGTTCCGGGCTGGGTGGCCCGATCTTCTCGTGGGTGATTGCGCGGACACTGCTGGTCGGGACGATCAGGAACGCTTGCCCGTTCGCCTCCGACCGGAACACAACCCAGCCGTCCGTGAGTTGCACGTCGGTGCCTTTCGGCATGACCAGCGGGTCCGTGTCGGGCCGGTGCAGGATGTACCGTTTGTCAGCCGGCATCAGTCGGACTTCGCGAGGATCGCCCAACCCCACAACAGCAGGGCGGCGATCAGCAGGAAGTTGAGAACGGCGTAGATCGCGAACGGGGCGAGAATCCACCACGGACTGATCAGCCCACCGAACGCGAGGCCGGCGAGTAGTAACGTCACGATGCCGGTGACGATGAGACTGACGATGACGTACACGCCCGGTCCGTTTGGGCGGTCGTCTCGGATTGGTTCTGGGTCCATTTCAAACCTTCCTTCTCTCTCTAGGGCGAGTATAGCAAAACTCGGTAACCTTTCGGGTAGGTAACTCAGTTACCACCGGATACTCTGTTACCTATGACTGATGACCCACAGAAAACGAACCTACTCGCCGTGCTCGGCTCGATCCGAACCTACCGTGAGCAGCTACCCGGCCTGACTGCGGACACGATCCGGGACGCCCGGACGGCTGGGATCACCTGGGAAGCCATCGCCGAGGCGGTCGGAATGACGCCGGCCGGGTGCCGGAAGCTTCTCCAGCGGGTCAAGTAGGTATGCGGCTCAGCGGCCCTGTGCGCCCGCTACAGCCCTCTACCACCTGTTTAGATACGATCCTACCGGGGACGTTACGTTTGCCCGCCAGTCAGAAGAACCCCTGATCAGAGGGCACCATATTTCAGGGCGAATCAGGGTCGTCAGTGTCCGGGTCGACGGCGCCCAACTCCTCCGCCAGAGCCAGAATCTGCCGCTCCATATCCGTCGTCACGGTGTGATCAACCTTGATCGGCATGTCCATACCGAACAGTTTCCGTCGCGACTCATTCAGCATTCGGAGCTCCCGGAGGGCGGCGAGCTTCGGGCCGATATCCTCCACATCCGGCACCACATGCCCATGCGACACCATCGGATGCTTCGTCGCGAGAATCCGGAACGCCTGCACGGTGAGCATGTCCAACTGCTCCCCAGCCGTCAACCGCAACTCATTCACCGCCTCGACCGGTACCGCAGCGATCGCCCGCTTCACCCGCTCCATCGCCGTCGATGGGGAAACGGACTGCTCCGCGCCGATCCGCCGATACGACATACCCTGTGACCGGAGCCGTGCCGCCTCCGCATCGATCTCAGCCTGAGCGGTGTCGCGTTCGTACTCTCCGGAGCGGGGGGTGCGGGTGCGGTCTGTTCGGCTGGTCATGAGCGTTCTCTTCCGTCAGTGGCGGCTGGGCTTGGGGATGAGGGCTATCTCGGTGGTGCCGCGGCCTTTGGATTGGTGGAGTCGGGTGAGGGTGGGGAAGCGTTGGTGGAGGATGTAAGCGGATTCGGTGATGCGTTGGGGGGTGCGGGTTTCTTGCATGCCGCCGGGTTCGGTGTAGTAGCGGGTGCGGATGCCGATGCCGTTGTTGCGGAGGACTCCGCCGGCGTAGAGGTAGTGGAGGATGGTGCGTTCGTAGTCTTCTTTGTCTTCGAGGGTGACGTCCATGTGGGGGCCGGGTTCGATGCGGATACCGTAGAGGGCTCCGACGATGTAGCGGAGGTTGGTGGAGTATCCGCCGCGCATGAAGTAGGGGTTGTCTGCGGGGTAGACGCCGACGATGCTGAGTCCGGAGAGTCCGAGGTTGGTGAACATGTCGGTGAACTCGGTGTGGAGGTCTTGGATGGGTTCGCGGTCCTGTTTGCCTTTGGGGCGGTAGATGTCGGTGAGGTCGTCGTCGGCGTTGAGGAGCCAGGTGCCGGGTTCGTATGCGCGCCAGAGGGCGTTCCGGGAGCCGTGGAGGGTGGGGGCGCTGATCTCGACGTTGACGCCAGTGTGGGAGAGTGCCGCCTGGTAGATGATCTGTTCGGGGCGGTCGGCTACCCATACGGTTATCCGGTCGGGGGTGATGCCGCGGGCGAGGAGGAGTGCGATGGTTTTGTCGCGGCAGGTTTCCGCTCGCCGGTAGCTTGGGATCGCGACACGGTATTGATCTGGACGCATCAGTCGGCTTTCTTGCGGGGGTCGATCGTTACGGAGCCGGTTGCGCCTC